TCAGCCGTTAAATTACCTACTCTTTGACCTGTTGAAACTACTTTAAATTTAAAACTCATAATAAGATAAGATTAATTAGTAATATTAAGATTATTAAAACGGTTTCTATCATTCCCTTTGTCACAACTTTGACGGGGGACTGTTTAATACTAAAGCTAAGCCGGGGGTTTTGTTAAGGTGGCTCACTCTGACCATCACACATTTCTAAAATATTTTTATAATTTTTTCAGGAGCTAGGAGATCAAAAGCTATACTTCAATCATCATCAAGAACATCATCTCTATCAATTTTCGTAAGATAGACTAAATATCACACATCACAATAAACTAGATATGGGACAGTTTATAGGACTATGTGTCCCTTATCATCTAGACTATTAAGCATAAAAATACCCCCACTAGCTATTACACTAATGAGGGCACGAGGATTATCACCTTCTTAACTATATTTTAATCACATCCTAAAGCATCTATAAGTCTTATATATGTAGGACATCTTGAACAATCAGTACTAGGACAATTATCACATATTTCAAATCTAGGTTTTCTAGTCTTTCGTTTATTACTATTAGTATTACTCATATCTATAGAGGAATTACTACTGGTTTCATGAATTCCATGGCTAGTTGAAATATCATCTATCTAATTACTTCTATTATCATTTGTTATATTATCATAAGCATTAGTTTAATTAATAATACATCTACTATTTATTTAATCTCTATAGTCTTTCAGAGAAAGATATAGTGGGGGGAACAAGTCCTGAAATATACAATTTAAAGTAATACCAAGCAAGTATTAGACCACTTATTTTTCAATATTTTTATCTATATGTAGATGATTATGTATATCATTATCAAGAACCCCTGTAGGATAGAAAGTGTAAGCAGCTTTATCAAGATTAATATGATTATTATCTCTATGTAGAACATTATTATATCATTATCTAGATGAGACTTCCATGTCTTCCACTCATACGGGGGATCATAACGATGACTTACAAGCTTTTTATCATCATGTAGAATACTATCACTATCATCATCATCATAAAGTTATCAATAGTATTAGATCACCTGTAAACATTGGTAAATAAGCATTTTAAAGTGAAAGTTTTAGCTGAATTATTTGCATATTAGATAGGTATAGTGTACATTAGTATTTAATCAATGTATAAAATTATTAAATAAAGCTATTATGGAAGATCAAAGTAAAGCTAAAGACACTACTAAAGTTGAAAGAGAGATGTACGGTCATGTGTATGCCGATGATTATGCAATTGCTTGTAATAAATCTCTAACGAAAGCTGAAGAGATTGGTGCTAAGACTAGTGTGAACTATGTTCCTACTCAAAATGGTGTCCTCATGAGAGCCACTAGTGATATTAAAGAGTCTGCTGTATTAAATGATGACCCTAAAGAGATTTTTCAACAAGCTGAAGGGTTTGAATTTGTTGTAGTTGCTGTTGGACCTGATGTAAAGAACATTGAACTTGGTGAAGTAATTGATGTTAAGTCTATGCAAGGTGTGAGTTTACGTCCGTTTGTACCACATCCTCAGAATGTTACTGTATGGAGAAAGAATCTTAAAGCTGATCCAGAAGCTATGATACGTCATAATTTACATATAGCTGAAGATGCTGGTAGAGTTGGTTCTGGTGGAGCTGTAAGTAATCTTCAAGTTGTAGGTAACCCTATGGTTGATGCTGCTGGAATGCCTCTTAAGAAAGGTGTTGATATTGAGAAGACTATTACTATAGTAGAACATTTTGCTACTGAAGATCATAACGTATCCGCTGTATATGAAGCCATTGAGTATGTTCGTGAAGTCGGAGAATAAGGTAGAACTAATTGATGAAACACGACTAGAGATAAAGAAGACATTTAATATCACAGTACCTTCTGGTCTAGTCGCCAGAGTCATTAACGATAGAGCTAATACTGTCAAGAAAGGAATAGAGAATAAAATCCCTAGGATAATCATTGGTGGTATAGGTTCTTTCGTTATAAAACAAGGTAAGAGTAGATTTGCAGTTAAGTTAGGTAGAGAGTATTATGTTCGTAAGAATACTAAAGATCGTAATAAGCTTGAACCTAGATTTCGATATGAATATAAAGTTGTAAGTCATGGGGAAGAAGTTTAAGTTAGTTACTGGTATTGATGGTGGTGTAGGTGCTATGACTTATCTCACTGAAGGAAATGTTAAACCTCAGTCTGATCATAATGTAAAGTATATTAAAGATAGACCTTTAATTGAAGATGAAGACCCTGAAGAGTTTACAGTTAAATCTACTGCTCCACAACCTGATGCTAAACCTACTAGAGAAAGAGATGAAACTACAAAGAAATTTATTAAAAGTCATACAATGTTAAGGTTCTTCAAATACGAAAAGGGACAGTTCTCAATTAACCGTGAGGAACTACTTCTGTTACCGAGTGCTAGACAAATGATATACGCAGATAAAGGCGGTCATATTACGGGTGACAATGATGGTAGGAAGAAGCTTTGGTGTGAGAAGCAGTTTGGTCTAGCATGGTGGGTTGTTGATATCAATAGTCCTGGTATTCAAGCTGGGCTTGAAGGGGAGGAGTTATTTGATGATGCTTATAGATCGCTTGAGTTACCTATTGATTGGAAGTATCATACTGATGTTCTATTCATGGCTTTCCTAGAAGATTATGGAGAGATGTATGAAAAGGCTGCTTATGCTAGACTGTTAAAGCAGATACTAATGTCTTTTAATGATACTGCTGAGATTGTTAAGATCATTAGAGATAACTCGATGAAATTACTTAAAGCTGATAGAGACTTAGATGCTAAAGATATATCAGCTTTACTAGCAGGACAAAAAGAACTTATAGCTGTAGCTGGTGATGTTCCTAAACATATAGAGAAACTTAAAGCTCTACAAGCTATGGTAAGAAAGGAAGAGAAAGAGATTGAGATTGGTCGTGGAGGTATTGAAGTAACTAGTAGTATGGACCCTAACAATTAATTTACTATGAACAAGCGTATATTTACTTTTGATGAAGGACAACATATTTATACAGATGATCGTAATTTTGCGTACACTTCTGTAACTACTCTCATACATGAATACGTGCCTCAGTTCGACTCTCTTAAACACGCTAAACGGTTATCTCGTTCTGGTAAGGGTCACTATGCAGGAAAGTCATATAAGGAGATTTTGGCTATGTGGGAAGAGGTAACTGATGATGCACTGACTAAAGGAAATAATAGACATAATTTTCTTGAGGATAATGTAAAAGAAGCTACAGGTTTTAGTGAACAATGGAAAACTATTAAACGTGCTCCTGGTCAAATGTACACTGTGTCTGATATACTAGAAGATCATAAGTATGGTCTTATGGATTTAGATAAACTAGAACAAACTGTTGGTATTAGGTATCCTAAGATATGGGAAGCTATTAAGTACTATGTTGATCGTGGGTTTAGAGTATATTCTGAAATAGTTGTTTACGATGAGAAGTATCTAATTAGTGGTATGATTGATCTACTACTTGTTCATCCTGATCGTAGATTTGTTATTATAGATTGGAAAACTAATAAACATGATATGCTCTTTGAGAGTGGTTATTTTAAAAGAGATGAACATCAACAGACCACTAGAGAATGGATGAAGAAATCAGAGTATTTTAAAGCTCCTCTAGATGGTCTAGAACATTGTAATGGTAATGTCTATTCTATGCAGTTATCTTTATACTCACGACTTGCTGAGAAGTTAGGTCTTAAACTAGAGTATGTTATCATAGCTCATATACGTGAACATTATCAAGCTAATAAATATGGTATGCCACTTAGGGATGGTAAAGGTAAATATATTACTATTCCAGAACTCGGGGAACGTGTTGATTTTCACGCAATTAACTATTATAAGGGTCATGTAGATAATATGATGAATCATTATTTTAATACCACTATGGGTATTTATGGTAATCAACAAAAAATGTTTAAGTGATGTGGAGAATATTTAAAACATATAAATATAGAGTAGGTGATGTACATTGTGCCGATAAGACTCTAGTTAGAAGTTGTAAGTTTAGATTAAGTGCTATATTTTATATTAAATATATTGCATCTTGGGATATTGATGAGATTAATCCTTTTATTAGTGATAGAGATTACATAATAAGTTATACTTTAGGTTATGATAATTAAATTTTAAGCTATGAATAAAGCTGTATTTGCTGATTTAGATGGTACGTTGATTCGTACTAAGTCTGGGAAGACATTTCCTAAAGATAAAGATGATTGGGTTCTTGACCTGACTGTATTAGATGCTGTATATAATTATATGTTTAAGAATTTGACAGGTACTCTTTGTATTGTAACCAATCAAGGTGGAGTTGAAGCTGGTTTTATTACTCGTGATGATGTCACTATTAAGTTAGCTAACATAAGAGAGGCTATCTTTAAGTACTTCATGGATAAGTATAACTATAATGTAAAGATAGATTCTGCTGCTAGTTATACTAATGATCCTACTGATTTCATGCGTAAACCTAATCCTGGACTTGGCTATCATCTAGCAATTAATAATAATCTTATCCTTACTCAATCTGTCATGATTGGTGATGCTAGTGGTAGAGAGGGTGATCACTCTGATTCAGATGAAGGTTTTGCTAGTAATTGTGTAATGAATTACTTTGATGTTGAAACCTTTGTTATGGTATATAGTCCAAATGATATTTATAAAAGTCCAATGATATGAATAGACTAAATGAGAAAGTAGATGCTAAATACTTACCTAAATTAATGCTTCATTATGGTTTTAGATTATTTACAAAAGCTGACAAACGTTTTAATGTTAATATACTTAATATTAGATCGAGAGAAACAAAGGCAGGTAAGTTTGACGACGTACAGGTGGTATTTTGGTTTTGGGAAGGTAAGCTTGAATGGAAGAAATACGACGTTACTACTGATCCTGGAATACCTTATTTACTTCGGCCTATGCATAGGTATGGTGCTGCTGTAGTAGCTCCTGGTCAATATACTGATGTTTGGCGATTAGGTAAGCATAGAGGTAAATATGATGCTCTAGTTCAAACTAGTAAGATTAGTGTATTTAGAGATAATGATAAAGACAATACTGTAAAAACTAGTACTCTTCATGATGCTAAAGTTAGATCATCTAGAGATATGTTATCTGCTAGTAGGGGATATATGACTTCTAGAGACGCTAATCATTTTGATAGACATTTAGTTTATCGTGGACTGTTTGGTATTAATTGTCATAGAGCTTCTAAGTATGGACTAGTTGAACGTGTTGGAAAGTATAGTGCTGGCTGTTGTGTCCACCATGATCCTGAAGGATATAAAGAATTTATTAAGATATGTAAAGAATCTGCTATTAACTTTAGTAATTCTTTTACTGCTACATGGATTACTGAGAAAGATTATGATGAATATATAAATACACTTATTAACACTGTAAATTAAATATTATGGACTATATAAATCATAGCGGTAATCCTATAATTGTAGATTTAGATTTTAAATTTGCTAAAGTTTCTGGTATTGGACCAGATGATAATGTTATAGAACTTATAAAGATATGGGGTCATGTATTGATTAAACGTAATGATGAAACTTATGTTATGAAAGTGTTACTTCAAAAAGAGTTAATTGATGATAATAAAGGTCAACAAATACATACTCATTTTGAATCTTTTATTAAAGAATGTTCTGAGGTTAGTAGTAGGTATGAAGTAGATGATTTTTCAATTATTTATAAATTTAATTAAAATATTATGAAACAACTAGATTTTGACAATGTAATTAAGAAGACTTTTGATAAGAAAGTCAATCGTGATGCAACTACTCATGGAGAGAATTTCATGAAGTATAACTCTATGAATGATGCTGAGAAAGAAGTGTTCCTTGGTGGAACTTGTAATGGTTCTGAATGGCGTGATGCTTTCATTAAAGATTGTATTGTTCCTTGTTTTAATCCTGTAGTTGAAGATTGGAATGACGCTGCTCAGGCTGCTGAAGTTGAAGCTAAACTCAGGTGTGGTATTCATCTTTATGTTATTACTCCTTTGATGGAAGGTACTTTCTCTATTGCTGAAGCTGTAGAGTCTGCTATCGTTAATCCTAAAGGTACTGTATTTGTGATATGTCTCAAAGATGGTAGTTTTGAGTTTACTCCTAGTGCTTTAAAGTCTCTAACTGCTGTTGCTGGCATCATTTCTAAGTATGGTGGAAGTTGCCATACTGTTCCTAGTATTGATAAACTCGGTAATGTAGCTAAAGGCGTAAGTAGTATTAAGCGTGGTTTCGCTAGTACTCTTATTGTTCAGATTCAATCTCATCCTCATAAGTTTGGTGGAATACATGGAGTACAAGTTACTTATGATTTCATTAATCTAGCTCGTGGTATTATACAATTCTTTAATGATAAGATTGGTTCTGTTTTTAATATGGCAGCTATTAAATCACTTAAGGATGCTAAAGAGGCTCAGGAAGGTAGAACTGATGATCGTAAGTCTAGGAAAGTAGAAGGATATGACAAAAATTAATACTGATCCTACTCGTGGAGTTACCTATCTTGACAGTCGTAATATGATTGTTAGGGTAGGTAATCCTGCTAGTAGAAGAGATAGTATAGGTCATAATGTTAGAGGTCTATATGCTTATAAGAATAGTTATACTAGGCGTCTTCTAGTGGAAGGTATAAAGAGTTGTTTTAAACATTCTGCTGATGGTACTCTAATTGCTTATAGATACCCTGTAGAACGGGATGGGGAGGACTTTCATCATGACACTAGTAGAGATCATATTAATTATGCTATTGCTGGTCTTATGATGAATGGTTATGATTGTGATGCTGCTAGAATAGCTAGAGAATTAGGTGATAGAGCTAGTGCTAAATTTAAGTTTACATTCAGTGGTAAAGTCTGGATGAAAAGTATGTATAATAGAAGGGCTGCTAAGATAATTCCTTTTATATTTGCTTTTAATGCTTGTTGGACTATTCCTATGAATCTCATACTTAGAAGAATTGGCTGGTTTACAACTAGACCTAATCTAAATGTTTATGCATATCATAAGGGGAATAATATGATTAATAGAAATTGGTGGAGACGTACTATTAGTAAAGCTATTTATCCAACTTATGCTATGATGTATCAAGCTTTCCAACTTAACGCTATTAAACAAACGTTTCTAGTTAAACTTACTAAACGTATTATACTACTTGATGTTGAGAAGTCTAATTATGTTCTTAGGTATTTTCTTAGTGATAAATTTGAAAGGTCTGATTTATCACGTATGGAGCATTATACACCTACTGCTCATTTTAGATGGACTACTAGACTTGATGAAAGTAATGATAGAAATTTAGATAGAGTTCCTATTATACCTGGAGCTAATCTTGAATATGACATTTTAAAAACTATATATGATGAACTTACTGAGAACCCTAACGGGCCTATTCCTAACGTTGTTAATTATTGGTAGTAGTGGTTGTAACGTCTTTCGTAAAATTAATACTACGACTACTACAATTGATACTATTTATTATCCTGATACAATCAAAGTTGAGGTAGTTGCTCCTACTCAGGATAGTGCTGTTATAATTCCTCAACTGTCTGACAGTATAATTATTGTTCTAGATTCTTTAACTAGACTTGTAGATTCTCTTAGTCTTGATTCTGCTAACTATATACATTATAATGATTCTATTAGTTATATTGAGTTCTCTACTTTTATGGGTGGAGGGACTGGTATTAGTGTTATAAGTTATATGAATGATTCAGATAAATATATTTACATTAATGATATTGTAGCATGGTATAGAGTCTATAATGAATTTAAGGATATGAAGATGCCTGGTGTATATACTCCTGATACTAGTAGGATTAATAGTTCATATGCTTATTCCATAGTGTACATGGGTGCTGACTTAAATCTAGAACATTTTATATATGATAATGATAGTATTGATGTTTATTTAGATAGTCTGATAAGGGAGATAGTTACTAAAGATATGACTATAATTCAGACTAGACAGAATAGTAAGAAGTTTAGAAAGTACAGGAGAGTTGCATGGCTATTTGGATTTATCTTATTAGTGATAACTATTTATGCTCTAAAGCCTTTTGTAGCTAGTCTTTTTAATAGAGAGAAATAAATGCACTCTATACTTATTGGTAAATGTAAAATTGATATTGTGGAAACTATTGCTTATCTTTGAATTAATCTTATGGGTATATCTCACTGAGTATCACATTATTTAAGAGTTTTTAAAACGGGGGTCTTGTAACTCCCGTTTTTTTATTATATATTGCTGACATGGAAGTAGTTAGAATATATCCTGCTGCGGCTAATGGTGGTCGAGATAGTATTAGAACTAGAAAGAATTTAAGCGCTGCTAGGGTAGATACTTATGAAGAGTGGCCTACTGATGTTGATTATACTCTAGTCACAGCTAACAATGAAAGTTTTGTAATTGATGAAGACTTTAATTCTTTCGATAAGAGGTTAAAAGCTGAGAAAGTAACAGACTACTAATGGAAGAATTTGATTTTACAATATCTGGTGCATTCTTTAGTTTTATCAATGAAGATAAAAGTCGTTATAAAACTGCAACAGAAGCTGGCTACCATGATCCTTATAATGATTTTCTTATAGGTGATAGTGGTGGCTTTTTAATGAATATATCTTTTCAGTTTACTAATACTGCTGCTCTGGCTCCTGCTGGAAATTATTATTTAGATAACAGTAAGACGTATACCGATGCTGAAGTAGATTCTCCTGCTCATAAGAAATTTAGAAAGAGAGAAGAGTATAGGAGAGAACATGGTTTTACTGCTCCTTGTAAATTAATGCCAGATGGTAGTGTACAAAATCTACATATTACTGGTGAACATTATAATTTCTTGAATTATGTTGAGATTCTAAGACTTGATTACGCTAGTATTGTTAAAGGTACAGGTAAAAAGAAGTTACTGTTTCCTAGATTCTTCGACTCACAATATTGGTATTACAAATGTAAGCAGTTTGCTGAAGATAATGGTTACCATACTATTGTCAATAAGACTCGTCGTGCTGGATTTACTTACATGGAAGGTAAAGGTGGAGCTAATTATATTAATCTATTTCCTAATCAAACTGTTCTTTTAGCTGCCTTTGATAAAAAGTATGTTACTAAGGGTAACTCTATTGCTTCTCTGGCTCTACAACAGTTGGAGTTTTATGAGAATCATACTCCTTTTAAACGTGGTATCATTAGTAGAGATTTAGAGAATATACAACTTGGTTATAAAGATAAAAGAGGTACTAAAAAAGGATGGCTAAGTTCCATGCTTGCTGTGAGTACGGGACCTAAGAATCCTGATGCTGCTATTGGTAAAGATGCTCAAAGAATTAAAGTTGAGGAACTAGGTAATATGCCTAACTTCGATGAGTTTATGACACAGACTGAACCTACTACTAGAACTGGTTCTTTTACTACAGGTAATATAACAGGCTTCGGTACTGTTAACTCCGATAACGAAACTAATGAACTCTTTGAGGCTAACTTTAAGAATCCTGCCAAGTGGGGTTTTATGCCTATGGAGAATGTCTGGGATGATAATTGTAGGCATCTTACTTGTGGTTTCTTTAAACCTTTCTGGTGGGGTCTAGAAGGAGTGTATAAAGGTGAGTTCGCTATGGACTTAGATGGTAATAGTAATTTTGAGATTGCCAAAGAGATTGTAAGAATTGAACGTGAAAATAAATGGGCTAATAAGAAAACTCTTAAAGACTATGTTGATTACTGTGGTCAATATGCTAATAATCCAGAAGAGGCTTTTAGTAATGCTACTGCTAATATCTTTACAAGTGCTGCCCTAGACTTTCAGATAAAGAGACTTAAAGAAGATAAACTAATGCATTTCTATAGGGATGGTAAACTTATAGATAATGGTACTGAAATAGAACTTAAAATCAATGAACGTCTACTTGCTGCTGGTGAACCTTTCCATGAGTTTATAGAATGGTTTGGAGCAACTAAAAAAGACAAAGATAATCATGGTTGTTTTAGAGAGTTCTTTCCACCTCATAAGATTAATGATAAAATACCTGATAACTTATATAGAATATGGTCTGATCCCTTTGGTGTTGATAAGAAAGCTAAAGACCTTGATAGATATAATTCATTAGGTTGCTTCTATGTTTATATGAGAGCTAATACTCTATTACCCTCTATAGGGGATAAAATTGTAGGCGTATATGTTGGCAGACCAGATACAATGTATGAGTATGATGAGATTCTACTGTTAGCTTCTAAGAGGTATAATGCACAAGTTCTTACTGAGAACGATAGAGGTGAGACTATACCTAACTTTAGAACTATGAAAGCTACTGCTAGATTAGTTAAAGAACCTAACTTTGCATGGGATACTAATATACAAGGTGCTATGGGTAGAACCTATGGAGTAAGTGTTGGTACTAGTTCCCGTAAACTTGCTGGAATACAGGCTCTTTATGAGTATGAATATGAGAAGCGTGGTAAGGATGAGCATGGTAATCAGTTATACAATTTACACTATAATTATGACTTACCTTACTTATTAGAACTAAAAGCGTGGCGATTAGATGGTAACTTCGATAGGGTTTCATCCAAGACAGTCGGTATGTTTGACATGAAACAATTAGCTTTTGATAATATACCTGTTAAAACTAATGCTAGAAAGAAGTCTGTTTTTAGTAGAAAATGGTACACAGATCAACCTATTTAAAAAATATATAATATGACTAATTTAGGACATACTCCCCCAGATCATTTAATTATTACTTCTAAGAAGATGAAGCCTGAGTGGTATAAGAATACTTTGAATTATTATGTTGGTTTGGCGATTAGTTATAAAGATATTGCTGAACTAGATAGACAACGTAGAGCTTTCGGAGGTAGCTTAGATAGTAGCGATTATCATTTTGTTCTCAATCCTTATAACTTTACTGAAGATCGTTTTGCTAATCTTCCTGGTAGACTTCGTAATTATGATATTATACAACCTGTTTGGCGAAGGTATATGGGCGAGTATTCAAAGTCAACTCATAACTTTACTGTAATAGGTGTTAACCCAGAGGTAGAGAATCAGTTTGAAAATGGACTGATGGAGATGGTTAATGGTAAGGTTAGACAACTTGCTGCAAACGCTCTTAACGCTGAAGGTATTGATAGTGGAATTAAAAGTAAGGACGTTAGTAATGTAGACGATGCTGTTAGATCACATAAGGCTACTTATAAGCAAACTCGTGCTATGCTAGCTAATGAACGTCTTGATATTCTTAATCATACAACTGGTGATGAAACTATCAGACTTCGTTGTTATTCTGATTGGATTAACTATTCTGAGTTCTATACCGTAAGGGATGTTAGACATGATGATGTTTATAAAGAAGCTGTTCCTGTTGAAGAGTATTATGCAATAGATAACGGCAAAGAGTTTGTTGAAGATAATGATGCTGGTGTACGTATTAGGCAGATGACTATTCCTCAGATACTTGAATACTTCGGTACTGATTTAACTAAGACAGAGTATAATTATCTACGTGATCTTTCTTTACAATATGCTAAAGGTATTTATACTGTTAAGGGTTCTCTAATATATAATCCTAATAACGTTGAAATTGATGGTCAAAGTAAGAGTGGACTTGATCCTCTTAAAGACTATAAATTTTGTGATAGTCAAGGTTACTTAGATGTTATTCATACTGTTTATAAAACTCAAATTCCTACTAGGATACTTACTTTTATAAATCCTTTAGGTGAGGAGCTTCAAACTGAAGTAACAGATAGTTATAAAATTGATCCTAGTATTGGAGATATTGGTATTGAAATTGTATATCGTAATAGGGTATGGGGACAGTATAGGTTAGGTGAAGAAGCTTCTGGTGTATATATGAAACCTAAAGAAATTGACGTTCAACGTACAGATATTAATAACAATAATATTTGTAAACTTCCTTATAATGGTAGACGTAGGTTATTCCCGGGTTTTCCTAGTCATGGTATTCTTAAAACTCTAATGCCTTATCAAATCTTTATCAATATACTTTATCTTACTAGGGAAAGAGCTATTGCTAAAAATCATGGTAAGATCATGACTATCCCTCAAAGTTTTATTAATAGTAATGGTAATCTAGAAGATGAGGAAAAGATATATTATATGTTAGCTGATGGTAAGCTTTACGTAGATGATACAGGTCCTAACTTTGCAAATGCTATTCAAGGTCTTAAGTCTGTAGAGACAGGAGATGGTGATTATATACTTGGACTTGGTGCTCTTATTCAGGAAACTAAACTATCTGCTCAAGAAGATGTAGATATGAATCGTCAGAGATTTGGTGAGACTGCCCCTAGTGATGGTAAGTACACAACTCAACAAGCTCTTATTCGTAGTTCTTTAGGTAGTGCTATCATTAATGATCTATTTGCTAAGACCTTTGAAAAGGACTATGATGCTGATATGGATTATAGTAAAGTAGCATGGATTAATGGTAAGAAAGGTACATACCTTAATTCAGATAGACAAGTTGCTTTCTTTGATATTAATGGAACTGAACACGCTGAAACTTCTTTCGGTATCTTTGCAACTGGTGGACAAGTAGAACAAGAGAAGATTGATCAACTTAAAGAATTTGCTTTTTCTGCTGGACAGAATGGTGATCTCCTTATAGCTGCTCAAGCTGTTAATCTTAACGATAGTGGCAAACTGCAAGAACATATTGAGAAATATGATCAACTAGTTCAAACTCGTAATGAGAATGCTGCTAAGTCTGAGCAAGAAAGTAATCAAGCTGTTGAACAAATTAAACAACAGAATGAACAAGCCAAGATTGAATCAGCTGAAAATATAGCTAAATTTAATGGTCAAATTAAACTTAAAATTAAGGAACTTGACATACTAGAGACTGAGTTAAAGATTTCTAGTGCCGAAGATATTGCTGGGGTTAAGGCTCAGATAGAAGATAAGAAAGCCGAACTACAAAGTTTTATTCAAACTAGTGCTGAAGCTGTAGAGAAAGATCAAGCCATGTTAGGATTGGTTTAATTTACTCTATATTTATCTATACCTTATTATATATAGGGGTAATTCAATGAGAGTATAAGTGTATATTAACATAAATGTTTAACTAAATTTTATTAATCATGTTTATAACCAATAATGGTGAGGGTCGTAATGGGTTCCTCAAAGCCAAGAATGGAAGAGACACAGAAATTAGTGTTGAAGACTTAGAACTTGAAGGTTTAGGTGGAGGTGGTGGAGACACTAAAACTCCCGAAGAAATTGCTGCTGCTAAACTTATTGAAGATGCTGCTGAAACCGAAAGGATTAGGTTAGAGAAAGAAGCCGCAGGTGGTGGAGCTAGTTATGCCGATCTAATTTCTACTGTTGAGAATGAATACGTTAAAGGTCTTTCAGAAACTAAAGTAACCGATATTATATCTAGGTATGAAGGTGCTGGTTTTGACACTGACGGTAACGTAATTGATGCTGACGGTAAAGTTCTTAAAACTGTTGAAGAGTTTAAAACTGAGATTGAAACTGAAGATTCTGCGTTTGAAGGAATGACTGAAGTAGAGATTGAAGGAACTAAATATACTCTTGATGATGCTAACAATGCTGTCGATGCTGAGGGTAATGTAGTTAAGACTAGAGAAGAGATTGTTGCTTTAATGAATGATGATGGTGGTGAGACTGATGAGGACAATCACGTTGCTGCTATTTCCACTCTTACAGGGTATCAAGCCGTTGATGATCAAGGACAGGAAGTTGAATTTGATAGTACTGTTGAAGGTCTTGCTGCTAGAGAAACACATATAGTTCGTCAAGAAGCTGGTAGGATTGCCAAAGAGGAAGTTACAGATTTCTTCGATAAGAATCCCGATCTTGTTGAGATGTATAATTACAAGAGACTTCACGGTTCTCTTAAAGATTTTGCTACTCATGAAGATTTCAATAAAATAATTGTAGAAGACTCCAATGATGACCAACATAAGTCTATCATTATTAAAGCTGAAATGGCTAGGGGTCGTGATGAAGCAGAAGCAGGTACTATGGCTGATCTGCTTATGAGTGATGGTAAAGGAAAAGCTTATGCCGATAGTTCACTCAAATTTCTACAAGATAAGCAAGGTGTTGATAATGCAGCTGCTGAACAAAGAATAGCTGATTCACAAGCGAGTGAGTTACAAACAATAAAAGAATTTAATACAGGAATAGCTGAAGTTGTTAAGGCTGGTTCAGCTCAAGGTTTCGTTATTCCTGAATATTTTTCAGCTAATACTCCTGATGGTAGAAAAATTAATCTACATCGTAACTCTATTTTCCAGTTCATTACTGAACCTTTAGAAGATGGTAGTACAAGGAGAGAAAATATGATAGCGAAAGATAGTCCTGAAGCTGTAGTACTAGATGCTTATTTAAGGCTTACAGGATATGATACATCTAAGTTAGTTCAACAACGTGCTAATAATGATAAAGTAATCAAACTGAAACAAACTAAGAAGAGTATTTCAGCTAAGGTTAATTTCATTAAAGAAGGTGCTGGAGTTGGTGATGACGATTTAGATTTTAATTAGGCAACATCGTAATGATGATATATCTTTTAAACCGTTAATTTAAAAATAATTAAAATGATTCGAGAAGTTAGACAAACTACTTTTGATGCAAGCGGTCATAGCAATGAAAATTCTATGGCTCGTCTTATGATCAATTCCCCTAGCGTACTTAGTAATAAACTTACGTTTATCTGGGGTGAAGACAGTGATAAATTCCCTCTTACTTTCCTTACTGAAGGACAAGGTTCTCAAGGTATTTTTGAGACAAATGACGTTGAATATGTAATGCCTATCATGGGTAGGATTTCCTTTACTGATACGTCTGTTTATACACCTTATGGTAGTGGTACTAAGCCAGGTCTTGGAAGTGCTCCTTTTGAGTTTTATGCTACAACCAATAAGTTTACCATTCAGTTTGGTGCTGTTGGTCCTGGTAATGTAAGGACTCGTATTATGACCAAAGGTGAGTATGTTGAAGGACGTGGTTATAAGTTCCTGATGCAGCTTAAAGACCCTAGTGGTACAGCTTTTGTTGATCCTGCTGTTCTTGCTGCTGGTAAGGTTTGGTCTATGACTGCTCCTACTACTTCTGAGAGTTTCTCTCGTGGTAACAAGAGTAATGTTCAAGGACCTGGTAAATTAGCTAACCAAATTAGTTTCAACCGTTATACCAAGATTATTGCTGGTAATATGGCTAATAAGGTTGTTGAATTTGAAGTACCTCTTAAGTCTGGTGGAACTACTAGGCTATGGTTGAACGAAGAGATGAGACAGTTTGAGCTTACTATTCGTCAACTGAATGAAGAACATATCTGGGAAAGTAAGTATAACCGTAGGGCTGATGGTTCTCTGGTTATGCGTGATTATGATTCTGGTGAGCCTGTACCTGAAGGAGCTGGTGTTCTTCAACAAGTAAAGGAAACTAACTATGATACCTATGGTTATAATCTTACTATCCAAAAGATCAAAAACACTGTTTCTGATGTAATGGACGGTAGTTCTGACAATGGTAAAATGGAAGTTGTTCTTTATGGTGGTGATGGTTTTGGTGAAGATTTTGACCTCGCTATGAAGTCTGATAATATTGCTAATGGATGGCAACTCGCTCTTGGAGATCATATGGTTTCAGGTGGTAATTATCTTAGTTATGGTAAGTACTTCCGTCAATATACTGATCCTAAAGGTAACAGGGTTACTTATAGGAATCTTGATCTTTTTAATGTAGGTTCTTATGCTGAAATGCAAAAGCAGAATGGAGAGATTCATCCTAGGACTGGTAAAGCTATGATTTCTCATACAGGTATCTTTTTAGATCAATCAGTTTATCAAGGTGAGCGTAACGTTGTAATGGTACACCAAAAAGGTCAGAGTGAGATCACAGGTGTTTATAAAGGTATGGCTCCTATTCCAGCTGCTTGGGGTGCTGCTGTTGGTAACATGATTTCAACAGATGAAGATAAGTCATCTTACGAGAAGAAATACTCTAAGGGTGTTGGTATCCGTAGGCTGAAGCATTGCTTCATGTTGCAAGCAGTATTGGACTAATTGATCCTGCGACTAGTAATATAATGTATAAAAGTGTCTAACTTATAAACAAAAAATAATGTCACAATTAACTATTAATAAAAAAGTAGTCATCTATCGTAAGGCAGATGCTAGTGAGTTCTCGAAAAGAAACCATAAAGTACTACCTGTTGGTGTTAATAAAATTGGTAGTGCTATTAACCCAATAAAAGCTATGACTGTTCACTCCGATATGATGAAGGAACTTATGCCTGATTTACTTGGAGTGAGCAAGAATGCTCAAACTTTTGAAGAGAGAGTAGCAGCTTATTGGGATAGTTTGGCTGTTAACATTCCTGAAACTGGTAAGGACTTAGAGATTGGATTTATCTATGATCTAAGGGCTTCTAGTAAGATTGCCGCTATTGGTGAACTTAAGGGTGCAGACGATAAAGTCAAGAAGTTTCCAACTGAGAAGCAACTAGCTGATTATGTAGAAGACCATGTTGTTGAAGAAGATAAGTGGAGGTATGGAAAACCTATTCATGCTGCTGATTATTTACTGTGGAGATATTGCTTAGGGTATAAAGCTGTTGCTAATGATCCTAGTGATTACACAATAAATAAGTCTCCTGATATTCGATTTTATATTCATAATGAAGTTGATATTAAGAAAGCTGAGAAGAAAGGTTTTGAAACACGAACTAAAGCAGGTGCTATTTACTTTGATGTAATTTCCGAACCTGATAAAGTTAAATCTTATCTCTTTGCACTTGGTCATGGTACTGGAGCTATTATGACTGATGAACTTGGAAGAGCTAAACTACTTGAGACTATTTATCTTGAAAAGCCTCAGAGACTTATTGATGCTAAGACAGATAAACAACTTGAGAAGAAAGCTTATATCGAAGAATGTATTGTTCATGGAATTTTAAGAAGACTTCCAAATTCAACTGTTGTTGTTAATGCTAGTGATAATTCAGCTATCGGTAACAACATGGAAGATGCTATAGTATTTTTAGATCAATCTGAGAATACTAAAGTAGCTAACGAAATTGAAGGTAAGCTTAGGGTTTCTATAAAGAAATAAGATATGTTTAGTACAGCTCAAGAGCTACATATAGGAATTGATCAGGGATTACAGAGTATTGACTCTAACCGTAAAGGTAGTATCGAACCTGCTGAAAAGGATTGGGTACTTAATACTGTAATGATTCAAGAAATTAATAATAGACTCAATGCTGCTTCTAATCCGAAGCGTCAAGGTTTTGAGGATACTTTTAAGAGGATTGATGATCTACAGTCACTTAAAGTTAATACTTCTGAAATCTCTAATCAGCCTATATATAAATATACTGATAAGGCTGTGTATGTACCACTTCCTCCTGATTACCATAGGTTGATTGATTGTAGTGCTAGAGTTAATCACTTTGGTACTATCGGTTCTCCTACTGTAGTTATGTATGATTTTGTTACAACTAATGTAGATCAGTATAAGACTATGTATTCCATAGTTAAACTTCCTGATGCTACTACTAACTATGCTGATTTCCTTATTACGCTTTACAATGATATAAGTGGTTCTTATGGTAGTGAAGTTTATTTTCCAACTACTATATTTGATATTAATGCAGAAGAGCGTTACTTTTCTTATACAGGTAATCCTTTGAATGTTTATTTCGAGCATGGATATACTTCTATTTATGGTACGTTTAGTGATTATAAGTATCAGTTCATAAGGCTAGTTATGGACGCTGTTAATTACTCTACTACTAGAACTAGACAAGGTATATCTGTATATTGGGAGAAATATAATAAGGTATATGCTAAAGATAGTTTCATATTCGTTATGGATATGCCTTTAGCTACTATGAATATTGGTAATGCTGATTTCCCTGCTAGATTCTATTTAAGTCCTACAGGTCAAGAACCTAATACAGCTGGTGATGAAGATACTTATGGTTCTGTTGCCAACTATGGTGTTGCTAAGTTTGAAGACAGTGCTACACGTGATCTTACAGTTTATACTGCTGAACAAAGAGCTGCTTATGAGGCTGCTACTTTTGAAGATCAACCTGTTAGGGTAGTCAAGTCTAGTGAACGATCAAGACTTAATAAACATTATTATGGTAAGACCAATCCTGAATCCCCTATAGGTGTGATTGAGAATGACAGGTTTGTTGTCTACAGTGATGATAAGTTTGAGTTTGATAGACTAGATATTGAATATTATAGAAAACCTCGTTTAATAAGTCTTGTCAACAATCAAGGATGCGAGATTACAAGTGATAGTTTTAAAATGGAACTTGTTGAGAAAACAGTTCAGAAACTTTCAGCTCGTCTTCAAGACCCTAATTATAGGAATGTTGTACAAGAGAATGTGATACTAGAATAAAATAATTTTAACGTTTAAAAAGAAACAAGTTATGTTAAAAACTCTTATTATTAAAAAAGATGATGTAGTTTATGGTGAAAGCGGTGCTGGTGCTGTTAGTACTATTGCCACTATTGGTGCTCTCGCTGAGGGTAGTTTTGCTGTATTTACTGCTGATGGGCAACTCGTTAGTAGAACTGGTACTGTTACCACTCTGGCTAATGTTGATTTCAATAAGCCTTTCACTCTTTACGCTATGGAGAATACAGAACTCCGTGCTATTCCTTTCTTCGGTAAAGGACAAAATTCTGCTATGCCTACTACTGCGGCTGCTGCCAAAGTAATTACTGTTGATGTAGATGTATTCCCTACTTCACGTTCAGAACTGAAACCTACAGGTTTTATTGTAATTGATTCTGATAGAACTCCTCATGATCCTAAAGCTAGGAAACGTGCTGAAGTACCTGTTGATGATGATGTAACTGCAACAGGTTCAACTAACTTTGAGGGTCAGGTTATCGTTGCTCTTAACGCTATTGATGGTATTACTGCTAGTGGAGACGGCTCTGGTAACATTACAATTACTGGCGATGCTGGAAAGAATTTCCAAATGATTGGTACAGGTTATATTGAAGGAATTACTATCACTATTGGTACTGCCATTGCTTATGCTAATACTCTTACTGCTGCTGAACTTCTGGTTCTGGAACGTGAGACTAGGGCACACCAAGGTGAAACTCAGCATGACCTTATGGGTTCTCATAGTGATATGTGGACTAAGGCTTCACTAGTTGAGTCTGGATTGACTTACTATGTTTACTATCTTAAGTATGTTCATACTAACGGTCAGTTGTTAACAGGTGGAGTTCATGATAACCATATAATGTGTGTCGCTTCTCCAGATTCTGTTCCTGGTGGTTCCGATGCTGATGGAACATGGGCAGCACTTATTGGTGCTATGGCTGATCCCGTAAACAACTTATCTTAATTCCGATATTAGATGCCCTCTTCGGAGGGCATTTTTTTAAACTCTATTATGAATAACGCAACTGATGTTAATTTGTGGCATGAGCTAGGTGAACTCGATTTAACAAAGTACGTTATAGCAGTAATTGCACTATTTATTATCCCCTCTATTCTCTTAGTAGTAAACATGTTGGTAAAGAAAGGTCCGATTGACTCTATTAAAACAGATGTTAAAGAGATGAAAGAACAGATGCAACTTGATCATAAAGAAATAAGAACAAAAGTTGATTATTTATATGCTGAGATATATGATGAAATCAACGATGGTCAAGCACAAGTTATATTTGAGTGGTTAAGTTTATCTATCATTAATAACATTGTTAAACAAACTAAGCGTTTAATAGCGTTTGAAAACTTAGATGATAAAGAGGCTACACTTACTAAAATAGATGTTTCTGCAAATAATATTGTAAATTCAGCAACTCAGAAGCTTGACGTATTTAAGTATAAAGGTATCATACTCTCTAAGTACTGCGGTGATACATGGGCTGAATATATTAAAGCTTCTATGACTGAGTTTGTTTATTCTAAGGATGCTAAACTTAGTAATGGAAACGATTACAACTATGACGTATTGTATATTAAAGTTAAAGATGTTGTTAATTCTATAAACTTTGATTTTCATATGAGTTTAAGAAAAGGTTTAATCTAATAATTATATTAAGATGGGTTTAACTCTTACACCTACTGTCCAAAATAATCGTAAAGGCTTAGTCCTTACGGATTCTACACCACAATTAGATGAGCAAGGTGCTCCCGCTGGTTGGGGTGTTGATTATGAATTTTATACATATGCGACAACAGGTACTCAACAAGCTACTCTGTTAATAACTATAGACCATTATGATGGTAGTACAGAAGATGTATTTTTCAATCTGACTCTTGATGGATGGTTTGATGATGTTACAGAGCAGTCTAGCTTAGTTTTTAATTTAGTTAAACATAATGGTGAGTACAGATTATACGGTGCTAATCATTCTTATGTTGATGAAGTCGAAGAACTACCTGATGGGGTATATACAATAATCTACACTCTTACGACATCTACTTCAGATGTTACTAACAGTCAACTCTTTGTGTTTGATAAGAAGGCTGAATATATTTTAGAAAGTAAAGCTAATAACCTTGATGCTAAGATATTTGCTTCTAATACTACTGATCTTGTACAACTTATAGATATAGTGATGTTAGAGTCAATGCTCTTTGTGGTTAATAGGTCAGATGCTCTAGGTAAGAAGGACATAATCCTTACAATGCTCAAGGCGATAAATCAAGGTGAGTACGACTACTATAGAGACTGATAAAGAATAGGGTTTAGTTAATGATGGTGAAGCTCGTGGTCTTAATTGACTTCGGGCTTCTTCTCTTCTACAGGGGATCAAGACACGATCTAGATGCTATCAAAAATAAATTTGGATGCTTACTCTATATTTATATCTTTGTATCCTTGGATCGCCCTATTTGACCCTGTTTATAGGTATATTGCCACCTACATAAAACATAAAGTTATGACTATAAGTTCTGTAAGTGATTATAATGAGTTACTAGTTAATCTTAGTTATTCTCTTATTGATAAGGCTACGGTAATTAGTAAGAAATATGCTCAGGGAACTATTAATATATTTGATAAGATGAGATTTCTACTCCTTACTAGATATATTAAACATCTGTATGATGAGGCTGTATTTGAATCACATGATATATCTTCAGATTATGCAAAGGATGACTTTGTTGTTGATGGTAGTGGGAACTTTTATATTTGCCTTAAAGATATAATTAATAACCCAGGTATGATACCTGTAACCAATACAACATATTGGAATCCTCACTTACAGTTTACTTATGATTATACTGCTATTGATACTTCACTTCAGCATATTAATCGTCTTTGTGGTACTAACTATTCAATTTAAAAAATAAAGAAAATGGGCATTTTTGAACAAATAATGAACGTACTATCAATGATGTTTGGTAGTACCGATTATAGTAAGATCGCTATAGCTGGTCAAACAGTTACAGGTAAAATTACTACTTTTGAAGCTAGGGCTGATGGTACTACTATTACAGCTCTTACTGATATTAAGAAGGTTGATGTTCTCGCTGACTGTCTTAATGGACAATCTCTTAACCAAGGTGAATGGTTCAGTAACCCTCATGGTTTTAAAACTATTACTGTTGGTGCTGGTTCTATTAAAGTTAACGGTTCGACTTTGATTATTTCTTAAATCTGATATTATGAGTGGTGCTTACGGTTATGCAACAGCGTATCCTTTTAGAAAGAACATACAAGGACTTGCTGAATATATTAGAGACAATCTAGTTTATTGGTTAGGTCCTCCTGTAGAAGATGCCGAATATCCTAATAGGATAGGTGATCAACAACGTGATGTTTTCACAGGTCGTGCATTTAACTATGATGGTATAGATCAATATAGTCAATCAGTTGAAGATGCTTCTGTTATATTTGCTGGATTTAATGATGCTGATACATGGAGTTTAGGATTCTGGATTAGACCTATTTTATCAGCAGGAGCTAACATACAAGAACTTGTAAATGCTACTAATTTTGAAGTTAGATTAGAAACTTCTGGTGATCTTACTTTAGATGTTGTTGGTGCTGGTGGAACTACTGAATTATCTATTTCTGGTGTAGTTGATGGTGAATGGAATCATATTCTAGTTCATAGAAACACAGATAATCAATTAGGTATTACTTTAGCAGATGAAAGCGGTACACTACTTAATGGTGATATTGATATAACCGATATAGGTGTTGTTACTTTGAGTGATAAAATTACACTTGCTAGACATGCTACTATATCTCAAAGTTTTTATAATGGTGCTGTAAGAGATATTAGAGTATATGAAAAAGATTTATCTATAGATTTATATGCTTCTTTAATACAAGGTGAACATCTAGAAGATGAAAAACTCTGGTTGTTCTGTGAAGGCACTGATCTACTTGAAACATTCGATGCTTCAGGTAATGGTTATCATCTTACTAATTATGAGTTCGATTCAGGTAGTTTTATTGAAGGCAACTGGCAGAGCCTAATGAATAAGTTCGGGTATAATATTGATGTGACTGATGGGGTTGAGAGAGTTGCTAATGGAGATTTTAGCACAGGAGATTTAACTAGCTGGAATAATCCAGATGCATCATGGAGTGTAAACGGAAGTAATCAAGCTGTATCTAATGCCACTGGTGGTGATCAGCGTCTATTCCAAACCGCACTTACAAGTGGATTGAAGTATAAATTGTCCGTTGATGTGATAAGTATTAATGTGGGGTCACTGCGATTAGGTTTCGGTGGCTCAAGTAGTCCTTATTTAGAAGTAGATTCTGTTGGTAGTTTTGAAAAGGTAGATGTAGCAGATAATCAGTATGCTTACATAAAAGACGCGGGCGCTCCCAATCCAGCCGCTATAATTGATAATATTTCATATCAAATCTACTACGACACAGCCATACCACCTGACATGAGTACTGCTATCAATAGCATACCCACACATGATATATTTGGTAATGAACTAGAGAATGCAGGTCAAGCTCAGTATTTTGGTATTGCGAGGGATAGGAGTTGCTTTGTTGGGGATGGTGCTGCTTATTGGAATACGACTAATGATATTGTGATTGATAGAACTCAAAGTACCGTTATCACAATAAAATGCAAGTTGGATGTGACAGGTATAACTCAGTCGCTACTTGGTAATAGCGGTGTGTCAACCTATAAACTTCTCACCATTAATGTTGCTGGTGCTATTGTGGGAGAGACAGATGTTAATGCAGATCAGTTTTTAACTCAGAATATAATCACAGACACAGAATGGCATTTGATAGAGATAACTACTAACAATTCTGTTGTTTCTGTTAAAGTAGATGGTGAATCAGTTGTAATGGTACTTGACACAATCGCTAATAACACAACTTACAATAGAGTTGGAATTAGAGGTTTATCAGACCCTCTTCAGGGTCGTCTAGAGTATATCACTATTGCTGAGAATGGAATCAAAAAAGCCAACTACCAATTCTGCGAAGGCTCTGGCAACACTGTCTACGATGTATCAGGCAACGGCAATAATCTTACAGGTATTAGTTTCGATCAGAATAACTGGGGCGTGATTGATACTCCTGATGAAGACTATCTC